GGCCGTCGCCTCTGTTTTTAAGATATCATTATTGATCTGGGCGATTGCTGATTCTATACCGGCCAAATCCTTCTGTGTTGTTTGTAGAGCTTTCAACTGGTTAGCCTCTTTTTCTGTACCAAATAAACGGCTTATTTTAGCGGTAAGACTGTTCCGGTTATATCCTGACAATGTATTTTGCTGGCGGGTGTCCCAGTAAGCGTCGCTTTGCTCTGATTCCTGGCTTTCAAGATTCCTTTTTTTCTTGTACAATTCTTCCAGTTCCTCCTGGTAAGCTTTCAACTTGATTTGTTTTTCCAAGGAAACTAAATATTGATCTATGGCCTCCTTGTTGTTGTTTATGAGCCTGCCTTCTTCATCCAATTCCGCATTATAATCCGGTATCAGTTCTTTTAATTCCGCAAGCCTTTGTTTACGGGTGTAGTTGGAAAGGTTCTCATCATTGATAGCAGCTACAAGAGTTTTTATTTTTGCTTCCTGGCTGGAATATTCTTCATTCACTTTCTTTACGACTTCCTGGTGGGCCTTCATCGCCGCCGAAGCCTGTTCCGTCTTCTTTGCAAGCTGGTAGATAGCAACACCGGCTGCCACGAGTAACGCGAGCAGGGCCGTATATGGATTCTTCAAAAGTTCGATCCTCATTAACCGAAGTGCAGCGGTACATCTGGTAGTATTCTTGTGTAATAGTGCCTGGGCTGCCGCATAAGTCAGAGTAGCCGCCCGGCTGATATAAAGCTGTACGGCGTGCGCTTTCTCTGCAACGACCGAAGCAAGGGTCGCCGTTTTAAAACGGGCGTGCCACATGGTAGCGATTTTCAGTCCTCCATAGTAAGAAACCAGATAAGCGGTAACGGTATAAGTGACAACACCCCATTTATTAAACATGTCGATCATACCACCCACACCTTCCACCATGAGCGTAACAAGGTCTATCAAATCCCGAAGAATGCCCTTTGATTCATAAAAACGTAAAACTACTCCTTCGATAGTCGAACTTAGCCGGTTTAATGCACCTTGAACGTTATCACCCATTTCTTCGGACATAGCATTAAAGGCATCTTCTGCACCTGTTACCGCATCGCAAAGTGCCAGCACGGTATCGGTACCGTTAAGGAAAGTGTTAAACGCTGCAACGGAACGTTTATCAGTCAGTTCAAGGGCCTTGTTCAAGTCTATTCCTTCACTGTTCAGTTTTTTAAGTCCCTTTACCAGGTCACCCAGATTATTAACCGGACCGCCAAGAGCAAGCGCGAGTTTGCCGCTACTGTCAGCCAGGTTAAGCAAAATATTACGTGTTGCCGTTGCTGCCGATGAAGCATCGAAACCGCTGTTTGCCAAAGCTCCCAAAAGGGCGGTCGTTTCCTCGATCGTGAATCCGAAAGAATTTGCTACCGGACCGACGGTAGACATTGCACTATTCAGGTATTCAAAATTCAGGGCCGAAGACGTTGTACCTATTGCCATGGTAGAAAGTGCCCGTTCCGTATCTTCTGCATCAAGGTTGAAAATACGCAATGTTGCACCGGCAAGCGTAGCAGCCGAGGCAAGATCCGTGTCCACCGCCTTAGCGAATTTCAGCACGGAAGACGTCATAGCTTTAATATCCTCTTTGAAAAATCCCAGTTTAGCAAGCTCTATCTGAAGTTCCGTTACTTGTGCGGCTGTATAAGAAGTAGTGGCACCCAGTCGGCGCGCTTCATCCGTTAAATCTTTGATACTCTTTTTCGTGGTTCCCAGGATAGCGGCCAAAGTACTGTTTTTCTTCTCGAACTCTATAATAGTACTGATCG